TTTGGATGGTGTTGGTCATTAGCTATAAGAGATGCCTTAGACACCTCTTTAATAGCATTAGGGAAATACTTTATAAATCCTAGATAAACTGGTATCTTCTTTCTTTCTTGTGCTGTCATATTTTTAAATCTTTATAGCTATATCTTCGGGTAATACATAACTATATTTTGTTATTTTATCGTTTTTATCGAAATCCGTAGTCATAGGACACTCTATACCTTTTATGGGTAGGTTTACAAGCAGTTTAATGGTGTTTGATACATTATACACCCAAACACCCTTCTCATCTGTTACAACGTATAAGAACTTCTTACCTGCAATCTGAGCCTTTTGATAGTTTACGAACAATTTAGAGGCTTCAATCAATTTTTCCTTATAATACTTCCTTCTGTTTTTTATCTCTACTATGTAGTTTAGGTCTAAAGCATCATAAGAACTATACTTATCCTTGCATAAGACAAGTAAAGTTCCTGATGACTTATTTATTAAATCTATAGTTAACTGTTCTGTCATCTACAAATCCATTTTAACATTAAAAGCAGTATGTCCACCAACTACGATACCACAACCAATAGCTTCTTTCTTGCCACCTTGCATATATCCCATAGCATACGATTTTGAATCTATACCACAGCCTACTGCCATACCAAAGATTGCTCTAGTTTTTCCAAACATCCACTCACAATAGAAATCTGTATGGTAATGTCCAGATACAGTAGATACCATATCACGCTTTGCTGCCATACGTGCTTTACCGCTCTTATCACCGTGAACATAACGTACATCATCGTGATACACATCCGTAACGAATCTCCAATTAGGTGTTTCTAATACTTCACCAAACTCTTTAATCCATTTGCTAGGTATGTTAGATGATTGTGCCTTACGTATTATTATTCTATCGTGGTTACCTAAAGTTACATCAGCATCAGGGAACGCCTTATACCATTTAGATAATTTCTTAATAGCAAATTCTAATTCATCAGCACCACCCATACCATCAGCATCGGTTTCGTGATAAGAACTGTAGTGTGAATCAATCACATCACCAATAAACACAACCTTATTACAGTTGTACTTTGCATAAGTTTCTTTACAGAAATCTAAATACCCATCAAGGCAAAAAGGCTCGTGCAAATCACCTATTACTAATATTCTACTCTCTTCTTTGGTCATATTAAGAAACATCTTTTTAACTGAATCTCTTAATCTTGGTCTAAAATCTTTGCTCATTTAATATGTTTTAATTATTGTTTCTAATTTGTTCATAACACCTCTTAAACACGATGAACAAGTTGAGTTCTTTAGTGTAGTACTAAACACCCTATTGTAGATTACATACAATCTCTCACGTTGTTCAAATGTAATATTATACTTTCTCTCTTTATAGAAGTTAGATAGCCAGTTATATTCCAACTCATCTAAGCAATTAGGTTTAGAGAAGTGAAACTCTTTGTTTAATAACTTCTGTCTTTCATCGCAACCACAATCTTCTCCTGCGATAAACTTAACTAACTTATCTATTCCTGTGGCTTTAGTAATCTTAGCAACTACATCTCCAAGACCATCTGGTTTCTTAGATTGTTCTTCATTGAAATTCTTTAGCCAAGCCTTATACTCTCTGTATTCCTTTGACCGTTTGTCTACATTTGGTTCTTTCATAATTATTTTATTTTATTGTAATCTCCATTAAAAAAATCTTGTGCATCTTCTCTAAACATATCATCTATAACCTCTCGGTATTTTCTTATAGAATTATATAAGCTACTTCTACCAATACCTGTTTCAGCAGATAATTTGTCTAATGATAATTCACTTGTAAAGTATGCTATGAAGATATTTCGTTTGTAGAAATCCCAAGAATTAACCTCTACGAATATTTTGTTAATAAGTCTTTCGTAAGCACCTTCCATTTCAACGTCAGAATACTCATCTTTAAGTTTATTTAAGACATCGTTTAGCTTGTCTGTATCTACTGGCTCGTAGAGTAGAACCTTCTTTTTCTTGATACCATTTATGTAGATAGCACGTAATGTCATATACATATAGAAGTCATTTACATCATCATCACCGTAATCTATGTTAGTACCCTTCTGCACGTACTCAAACACTCTAATATATGCGTCTTGTACCACATCCTCTGCATAACTCTTGTTACAGCCTAAACTCTCTACTAAACTAATCCATTTATCGTGTTTTAACGCAAGTAATTCTAATTCTCTGCACATATATTAAATTTGTTTATAAATATACATTATTTTATGCTTTTTTAGATGTTAAGTTGTTAACAATATTAAATTTAAGTCGAACATTAAAACGTTCGATAACAGTTGATATAGTTCATCAAAACGAACTATATCTTTGTGTTGTGTGTAATAGCTACTTCCACCAATAATCATTATTGCAAATACTATTAGGATTGCTATTTATTTCGTCAATCCCAATGGTTGCACTTAATCTCTCATCTTTAATTTTATGATAATTACCGTTTTTGTACTGATAAATTAATTTATCTCCAAACTTTTCGCTATGAAATATGTTATTAGACACTTCTATAAATTTCATTCCTTTATAATAAAATCCTTTCATTTTTTTGTTGTTTTAAACCGCTACTACACACAACAATGTATATAGTTTATAAGCCTAATTAATATTTGTTTTTAATTGTAAATTTCTGCTATGGCTTACAAAACCATATACTCGTCCGTTAGCAAACATTTAAGTAAGTTATCTGCCTGCCCATTTTTCAAGTTCTTGCATTATCATAGTTCCTTGTGTTTTATCAAAGGTTTTTGATTTAATCATATGGCTTTCCCACATTATATTATTTATATTTTCTAAAGTCTGTTCATTTAAACATTTGCTAACACCAGATAAAATTAATTGCTCTTTCTGTGCATTTATTATATCTTGGTTATTTGCTTTTTGTTCTTCTAATAATTGTATTTTCTCTTTCAATACTTTTATTAATTCTTTGTTTATTTCTGCTTCTTTGTTCATTATATTTTTGTTTAATTCTGCTTTTAATTTTTCGTCTTCATAATAACCAAAAGCATAAGTTATACTTGGTTTTCTTCCAGAGTAATGTCTTGGTAACAAGAAACTAATTGCTTCTTTGTAAGTTATTTGTTTCATTTTAATTTTTCAAATTAATTTAAAACCCACTCAAGCATACCTATTTCAGCTTGTAAAAGATTTATGTCTGTTTGGTTATTTATGTATTCGTAATCTTCAGCTTGTTTTAGTCTGTAAATTTCCTCTTTTATACTTTTGATATTTTTAATAATTTGTTGTTCTTTCTTCATAATGTTTTAAATTAACTATTCATATTCTAATACGTTATATTGAAGTTATTATTATCTCTACTCTAGGGTTATCTCTATCTAACTCTGTTGGTAGTATCGTTTCTGTTTTTACGTGGTCATCATTATCATCTTCCCAGCATCCTAAGTTTGTTAAAGCATCTAACAGGTATTTACTTGTTACCGCAATCACATTCATTTTATCTAAACGTCTTTTAGAGCCTTTTAAGACACGATAAGTTATCTCGACAGGTGTTACTATCACTTTACCCTCAACCTGCTCTCTAATCGTCTCTAAATAGGCTTTCTTGACCTCATTGTTAGTAAAGGTATTCGTGTTTCCGTAAGCGTTCATATTTAGATACACTCTTTTGGGTTTTGTTCTTACTCTTGGCAGGTCGATGTACAATGGTGATATTATCTTCATATTAAAATAAATGGTAAGGATATTAATACTGCTAAGTCTAAGATTGAATTTTTTATTGATTTCATTGTTTCTAATTTTTAGCTAAATTAACAAAAATTATTAACATTACCAAACTATTTCTCAAATTTATTTATAATTCTTGTAACTTCACTCTCAACGAATTTAATAATGTCTGCCTCTTTTATAGTGTACGTCAGGGTTTTAAGCAGTTCTTCATCGTTTGCGTGTATCTTTTCTGCTGCTCTGAAATTCATCATAGGTAATTGTTCTTTCATTTCTAAGCACCAATCGTAAACACTCTTACTTAGAATTTCATCAATAACTTCAATACATCTTACGCCAGAATAACTATCGGTGTTGGATAATAATATCATTTGATGAATCCATAACTTCGCTAGGTTCTCATTTTGAGATAGGTTTCTGCTCTCTTGAAGTTCCTTATACTCTACAATAGAGTTATACGCTTCAACGTCTGTTTTAGTTGGTCGCCACGAGTTTTTAAACTTCCACTCAAGGTGTTCTAATGCTTTATTTATATTCATTTTTATTTATAATTAGATTCTACGTTATTAGAACTACCATCTGTTTCAAATGGTATTCCTTTTTCATCTACACTAAAAGTGAAGTTGTCAAAGGGTATATTCCTTGAATACTTAGCCTCAACAGTTACTATGTCATCATTTTTGGTAACAAATACAGTTGTTTCTGCTTTCTTTAATACCGCACTACCTAAGTGTCCTGTTGGCTTATCACTATCAAAGTTCTTATGTAATATAGTTATTATAGCGACATTGTAATCACTACTCCAAGTCATTAACTTTTGTGTTATCTCGTTACTAGATTTTAAGTCATTCACATCTTCAATTAAATCAGCTACACCATCAATACTTAAAACTGCAATCTTACCTGCAAAATCACTTTCAGTTAATATCCATTCTATAAATGCCACTCTTTCTTTAGGTGTTTTCGGTCTTAAAGCTAATCCTTTGTAACCGCCATAGTTTTTACCTACCATAGTGTTTACACGCTTAACAACTCTTTGAACGTGGTATTTACCTTGCTCTGTATCTATGTCTATAACGTATTTACCTTGTACCTCGTGACCTTTAACTTCTGGGAAGTAGTTTTGTGCCTGTCCACCGATAGCACACGCTAGAAAAGCAGATTTAAGGAATGATTTCATTGACTTACTTGCTCCAACTATGCAACAGAAGTTACCGTAAGTTACTAATGGCACTAATTCTTCATACTTAAATCCAATACTTATAGCAATAGGTGGTTTAGGTAATTCTTCATCAGGATTTATTAAACACTCATCAAACGCTACTGATGGGTCAAATTTAATTTCTTCTTCTTCAAAGTCTGCTAAATTTAGTTTTTCCATTATAGTTGTCCAGTTTGTTTTTTTGCTCCGTAAAGAGAATATTCTTTAGATAGTTCTGCGTTAAAGTACTTACTCACATTCTCTAAAAAGTGTTTAGGTCTTAAATACATAGAGGCTATATTTTTATTCTCCTGTTTAAAAAGACCACCTAACGCTTTATTTATTTCTTCTTTAGTAAATTCTTTCTTCGCTTTCTCAAATTCCTTTGCTTCATTGAAATCTAATTTCTTAATAGAAGTAGGCTTTTTTAAATACACCTTCCTAGAATATTCCCAATTATATAAAAAATCTTTTTCGCTATATATATATTGCTCTTTCTCTTTCTCTTTCTCTTCTACTTGTACGGTAGGGGTATCAGCACCCCCTTGCGTACCCCCTTCGGTAGGGGTAGATTTATTATTGTTATAGGGTGTTCCATCTAGTCTGGTCTTAGTTTTATCTTCATAACCTTTAACTTGCGAATCAATACTATTAAGTTGTGAGATATATGCAAACCTAGATTGAGTACCTTTAATCAACTTTGGATTAACACCCATAAATTGTTTATTCAATAAAGCATCTATAAAAGCTAATTTATCCTCATCAGGTAATTCATTATACACATCAAAATAAGACCTAAAGAAGTTAAAACCTTTTCGTTTTGTTAATTTCATTTGTTTTTAGGTTAAAAGGGAGGCTTTTACACCTCCCGATTGATTGGTTAATATTAAAACGGTAAATCATCATCTCCTTCTTGAACCTTAATAGGCTCTTCTAAGGGAGGAAAAGCACCATCGATAACGTCTACTGCCTTTTTCATATTATCATCGCTTAAATCGGCTTTATATACCTTCCACGCCTCTATGGTGTTGAACGTAACTACCTCACCTTTTGGATTTGTCCATTGTCTACCTTTCAGATTGAAAGAAACATCTACTTTATCACCAACTTTATTATATTTGATAACGCTATCTGCTTTATCTTTGTTGGATTGTAGTTTAATAAACTGTGGATATTCTCCATCATCTACTTTTACTACCCATTCGACACAGTAAAACTCACTACCTGTAAAGGTCTTTAACTTGTCAATACTAATAATTTCTACATTTTTTAATTCCATAATAATCTATTTATTTAATTTATATTAATGATTCGTATGCTAATTCATTTACAATCTCTGGATAATCATCTCCTAATTGTATGAGTTCATCTTCGGTTAATTCTCTATCTTCTGCTATATGCCATCCTTCACAGAAATAAGCATCACAGAAATGTGGGTAATCTCTAGTGTCTACACTATCAACACATAAGTTTTCAACATCTTCTATCTTTATCATCTTACTTGCGTTTAAAATCTTCTGATTCATCTTCACCAAATACACCTAACTCATAGAAACCTGTTAGTTTAAGTACTGCTCTACTCATAGCACGTTTCTCTGCCATCTCCATAACATACCAAGTGTTACAGTTACCATCTTTAAATGATGCACCTTTCAATGCACTACCAAAGGTTTGTATCTTAGCACCTTCCTTAGACGCATTAGCTTTCACTACACAGAAGTTAGATTCACAGTTAATAACTTCATAATCGATAAATATCGCTTCCTTCGCTTGTATCTTATCAATACCACTTCTAGTGATAATAATATAATGTTGATGCTTGTAAACATCTGTTTTGTCTAGTTCGTACTTTCTGTACAATACTGTTAATTTCTCTTTGTTCATCTTAATCTAGTTTGTTAAATTCATTAATAATCACTTCTTTGTATTCATCAGGACAATCCCTGTCACATAACTCAAAAACCCAAGTTTCTAGTTGTATGTTTCTCTCCCTACTCTTAGTGAGTTCTTGTTGTAATGCACCAATCTGTGCGTTCTTAAATTCTACTAGGTCTTTCATAATTCGTTGCTCAATATTACACATTCGTTTAATTCTTTAGTTTTTCTCCTATTAATTCTTGTGGTGTTTTTAGTATGTCTTTTACCAGACATAGCGTAAGTTCTTTCTCCTTCATCTTCAAATCTACTCTTACAATCATTATAACTCTCTACTTTGTATCCTGTAATTGGATTAATGTTTCTTTCCCAAAATGGTTTTTTACTTTTCATAATTTTGTATCTTTTTCTATTAATTCGTATAATTCTTCTACTGATAATGGATTGAATTTTCCCATTGAATCCATAATTACGATTGAACCAAAGTCATCCTTGCCAATCATATTTCTGTTGTATATCTTAATTTCTTTCATAATAAATCAGCCTTTTTACAATCGTTGCTGCAATAAGTATCATTGGTAGGAATACCACAATAGGCACATTCGTTTTCTTTCTCTTCCCCAACACTATCTATTTCATCGTAGTAATTCATAATTCTTCGTCTAAGATTGCGTTATACAAATTACGCCAATACTCTGCACCTTCTGGTGACTTATCCCATTCAAATGCACCTAGTACTGCTTGATGCAAACTATTTCTCTCGTAAGTAAGATTGTTTAGACTAGTGTTGTCTATTGCTTTTGTCTTGTATGGCTGTTTAAGTTCTGTTAGCCAATTAAAAATTGTTTTTGTTTCCATAATATTTTGTTTTAAGGGAGGTTTTACCCTCCCTATTATTTTTATATAAATTCTACTAATCCTGTTTCTACTAAAGTTTCAAACTTTTTAATCCCATATCTTTGTTTGGTTATGTTGTTGCAAGAAACATTAAAACTTTTTCCGAAAGAATATACAACAGATTTTTCTGTTATCTTTTCAATCATACATTCTTGTCCGTAGTAGAAGTTGTCTTTGTCTGTGAAAATAAATTTTTGTGAAGTTGTCATTTTATTTGTTTTTAATTATACTGCTAATTTACAACCTCTTTTTAGATAATCAAGCATAATAATAATATTTTAACATAACTTTAACATTTAGAATTAAACATAGAGCAAAAACCCCTACTAATTAAAGTAAGGGTTCTTAACTAAAAACAAATAAAACAAAGAAAAAATTACGCAAAAAACAAAGACATTGATTTTAAGTCATCACAATCGAAATAGATAAAGTCTTTACCGACACCTATTCGAGTTACACCTCTTAGTATTAAACCTCTAACTAACCTAAGTCGTTTTTGTACGTTTAATACTCTTATTTTTACTGCTAGTCCAACTCTATGCGAATCTTTAGTTGGAAGAAAATGGTCTTTATATGCTGATTTCTCACAAACATATCCTAAAAGCACATCAAATCTCATTCTCTCTTCTCTAGCTATATCATCTAATATTAGAACGGGTTGACGTTCCATATAGTTTTTACCAGAATTAACATTACATTTACCACACTTACATCCGAATTGACTCCATCTTAAAAAGCCAAGACCTTGCGTATCGGCTTCCTCGTCATAGTCGTAGGTATAGTCTGGTTGGTGCAATAAAGACATAGGCAAATATAAAGAAAATAACAGTTATGACCAAAACAAGTTATTAACAGTTACTTCGCTTTAGTTTTACCGTACTCTCTTAGTGTAAAATAACCGCCTATAACAGTAACACCCATAGTCATTAGTAACGGTAAATAAGCCTCACCTAATGGCTTTCCCCACATAGAACTAAGAATAACTATATCTATTAATAAAGTGAAGTTAGCAACCGTTAAAGGTCTTATGTTTCTAGGTAGCCAATCTTGGGATTGATTGTCTGAAATCCATCTCTTAGTTAGTTCTTGGTCTACAGCAACATCTTTTTCTATTTCAGCTAATAATATCTCTTTGTCTGCTTCGCTTAATTCTGTTGACCCGTTTATTAGTGAGCCTAAATCCTTTAAAGATTCAATACCTGTTAACGCTCCTGCTGCACTTAGTATTTCAGGTGCAATAGTCTTACCTTGCTTAGCAAGCCATCTTAAAGCGTTGCCAACATTAGTTCCTTCTCCACCGTTCTTCTTCTTTTTATCACTCATCTTCCATCTCTATATCTTCGCAAATCGACATTATTAAAGTTCCATCAACACCAACAGACGCACGTATAGATAGATAATTAAACTCGTTATCCATCATATAATATCCTAGAACATCAATTAAATTATCTCTATTAATCTTCATACGCTATATATTAAACATTCCTATAATCTGTAATCCCAAGTACTGTAATATTTTCTTAAATCTACGTGTGTAAACGTATTATAACGACCTATTCCTTGAAACTTAACACCTTTAATCATTGGGTTTCTTCTTAGGTTTTGTATTACATCAAAAACTTCGTCAGGAGTAAAATGCTTTATAGTGATGTCTGCTGCTTTACCTAAAACGTGTTGACTTGTATCTTTAGAACCTATACTGCGATTATGTTTCTTACATCTATACGCACTATTAATATTTATAGGCTCGTGAACATAATCTCTCACTATCTGTAATTCTTCTGCTAACTTCTTTATATTAGCTAAGACATCGTCAGGCATCTCGCAACCGCACTTACATTCAAATTCGCTTAAATTAAAGTTTCTTGTTATTTGCATCTTTTTCGTCATTATCATCAAATGGATTATGAAATGTGTCGGGGTCTTTTCTTACTAATCGCCACCACTTTGCAGCAGTAAAACCAATTGATACAAAAAGTAAACTAAACTTAAGAATGTAATCAATACTTTGCAGCGATATAAAAAGCGTCGTCCCATTTATCAGCCATATTTTTATGTAATCTAAATTCATTTTTATTCGTCTTTTTTTATCACAAAGATAGTATTATTGTTTCGGTCTTTCTTACTCAAATATTCTTTAAGTTTCTCGACATTTTCTTCTTTAGGTTTGTACATATTTTCACTCATAATAACCATCCTCCTGTATAATTAACATCCTTATCTGGGTACATATCACCATTATCATTATTTATATACTCAGGATATAATGTAGAGTTAGCACAAATAAAATCTAAAAACCTCTTAGTATAAAATTCTGCGTTATCTCTTGTACGTTGTATAATGTAATCTAGTTCATCCTTACTAACTACATCACCATTTTCAGATGTGTGTTTATGAATACCACCATTCTTTACTTGGAATAAACTAAATGGAAGATACGTAGATTGTGAGTACCATATTAACATAGGCTTAACATAATCATCCAACAAAGTCTTGTAATCTTCATTAGCTACATCACCAATAGTACCTAGTAATATTAGTTCTTGTAGTTTTCTGTACAGATTACTGCCTAAGTAGTTTTGGATATGTGTGTCCTGTGCCACTTCTACGAATTGAAGAATCTTATCACTATCAACGTTACCATCAATTATTGATTTCTTCTTTAATTCCCCTACCGATATAAATAATGCTTTTTTCGCCATAACTATTTACTTCTATATGCTCCTTTATCTGGTCTATCAATCATTCTCTCATCAATCTCTGATGGGTTAATTGGCTCGATGAAATCATCTTTGGGAGTGATTTGCTTTCCTCCTATCTTTTTATAAACTCTTAACTCCCAAAAATGATGACAATTTTTACCGCCTTTGAATTTAAATAAACTATAATGTGCTTTGTTGTGTCCTAATTCTTTATTAACACCTCTAAACGACATCATATTAATATCTTCTTTACGAAATACAATATTGTTAGATGTGTAGTTTTCCATATGCTTACAGAACTTTCTGCTATCACTAGAATTTCTTACAGGACTATATGCGTATCTTACTTTATACACTCCGTTATCTTGACCACTCTTTTTCTTAGGATTAGCCTCTGCTAGAGAATCGATTTTAAAGTCCTTTTCCGAGTCTTTTACTTCTTCGGAATGTATTAGCTCCCAACCATCAGAGATAGTCTCTCCAAGGCTCTCTAATTGGCTCATAAGGTCATCCTCTTCACCATCGGTTAACTCAATCTTGTCAGATGATAGTTTTTCACCCGTTTCTTCTTCTCTTTTAATCTTAGTAGAGATATTATCTAACTCTGTAAACTCGATAGGTTGAAGTGTAGTGAAATATAAATCTAATATAATATTGTTAACTGAAAGTATTTCTTCAAATGCGTGTAGTATCTCATCTTGTAATGGTCTAATAATAACATTATCCATTAATACTGATGCTGTACGTAATTCTTCTGCATTATTACCAAACCCTGTGTTATCTTTAATACCTAATAGTATTGGTGAGGTTACACCGTGTCCTAACATTATCTTCTCTCTTGCTTCATCACTCATAAATTGGTATTGAGCGTGAGCATCTGGTAAGTGTATAGGCTCTAAGTCTGCTTTAGTTTCTTGTGATTCGTTAAATGCAATGATAAACTTACCTGCATTACTTGAACCACTAAACTTTTGGTATATCTTTCTCTCAATAGCATCTTGAGTTTCTTCACTAGGCACTCCATTATTAAAGTTAATTAATAAAGATGGTTGTAGTCCGTTCTGTATATTGTTAATATGATAATTCGATACCTCTTCTTCTAGTGAGCAATACTGTAAACATCCGTGATAGTCAACAGGAGCATAGTAATAGAAACCACTTCTGTAAGGTTTAACTACATATATCTCGTTAAGTTCTTTATTAGAACCATTACCAAATGATGGTATGCGTTTAGGCTTATCAGTAGTTTTAATATCCTTCCAAGATGGGTGATAGTAGTATGCTCTAATAAATCCTTTTCTATCTGCTTTCTCTGCTCGTAAACACTCCATAGGGAAGTGAGATACTTTAAGTATCTTAGTTCTCGCCTTGTTGTAAGTAACTTGAATAGCTGCTTGACCTAATAGCTTATAATCTGAACAAACCTTCTTTACGTGTCGTTTATGTAACAAACGTTTCATCTCAAGATACTCTTTAGGTTTGTCTAAAGAATCTAATGCGTCAAGACCTCTACCGAATATCATATCGGTAATACCATTAACACATCTTGAATTTGTAGGTGAGCCTAAGTATCGTTCTATAATCTTATCAAAGTAATCATTGTTATCGCCAAAGTTCATCCAACTCTTATTGTAATCTTCTTTAACGGTAGGTTTTTCGTACCCTGATAAGTTATACTTAGATACTCTTATTCCTGTTTGTGGTTTTTTATCTTCCATAATTATACAAAGGCATATTCGCCACTGTTATCATTTTGTTCGTAATCAGAATCCGTATCTAGCCTATTACTAAATACAACTATATCTCTATAAATTGGTAGGTTATTAGAATCAATAGCTGATACCAATAATGTTGTGTTTACATTTACATTAGCAACTAAATCTGTTATATCAATAGTAAAATAGCCATCATAGAAAACAGAAGTAGGTAGAGTTACTGCATCACAAAAGAATTTCTCCTTAGTTTCTTGGTTAGTAACCCACGCACCAATAGCAGGATTCTCTACATCTCTTAAGATATAGGGAATACTTATTGTAGGTAGATTGTCGTAATCGAATATTGTCATAATATAATAACAAAAAAAGCCATATTTGTTTTATATAATAAAAAAGAGGCTACCGTTTTAAGTGTAGCCTCCATATTATTAAACATTTTAATACTATTAAGTATTAAGGTACTAGAACTCCATCAGATAATACTGCTGTTTGAACATCAAATCCTGTTAATGCTCCTGCAACTACAATAGCAGGGTCTACAAAGTAAGCCATACTTAATTCTTTACCTTCGATAGCCATTGTGTAACCGTTTAAGTCACCCATTGCACCACCCGTAGAACTAGATACTGCTACTTCACATCCGTTTTGCGCTCCTAGTATTCTAAAATTACCATTATAATCTTCAAGGATTATATGTGGTCTACCATAAGATAACAATTTTAACTGCACTTGAGTTAAGTTATCTTGTTTTTTAACAACGATGTTCGCTGTTTGTGTCCAGAACGATGTTCCGTTATCACGAGAGATTTCGTTAGCTTCATCAAAAGTATTATTTTCACCTCGTAACTCAAATTTATACACATCTACTGGTGTAACTAAAGCGGTTATAAGGTCTAAATCTTTATCTGCATCTAAAAACTCATCGTACATTCCTGCTGAAAAGTTACCGATATACATATTACGTAAACCACCTACATTGGATTTACACGCTTCGGTTCTTCCTGCACTAATATCACAAGCCATAAGTTTATATTTTTTTTTAATTAATTAATTAGATAATATTGGGAGGCTTTCACCTCCCTTATATTATTCTTAGTTAGCAGCGTTAACGATACCGTAAGTTACAATTTCTGTAATCTGTCCGTATTGTGTTCCTGCGGTCATTCTCATAATGATTCTCACATTCTCATCACCTAAAGTATCGGCAGTATCAATTACCTTAACCATATTAGTGTCATTCAATAATCCCGTTCCAAACCACAAGTTAGATTTAAGAGTTGCTATTGCTGTGTTAGCTGCAAGTCCATTAACCATAACTACTGTGAAACCATCGATTACTACTTCACCAAATGATTGGTTATTGAATCTATCAACAAATCCTAAGTTACCTAACGCTTGAACATACGCTCTGTAAATGTTTTGTGATACATATATTCTTAAATCAGGGTTTCCAAATAAAGTATCAGGAATAGCTGAATGAATTTTCTGTAACTCTGCAATAACGTTAGTTGCAGTAATAGCTGCACCTGTAATCTCTTGTGCTGCTGGTAAGTCTGCATCTAAAGCGATTTGAGTAGCGAAACCATCGAAACTACCTGCTGCTGCTGTACCTCTCCAAATAGATACTTCATTCTCTGCTGCTACTTGCTTAACAATGTGTGCTAATAAGAATGATTGAAAATCAGGAGGTAAATTATCGTATGCACTATATCCCATAGAGATTGCATCCCAATCTTCTCTGAAATCATCTTTACATAAGACTTTGTTTACCATTAAAGATTTTGGCTCTAATACTCTTTCGTCTAATACTACTGTTCCTGCATCTGTGAAATCACAAGCTGCATCTTGTAAAAGACCATTAGTTACTACGTTTTTTACAGTTGTTCTGTATTTAACGTTAGGTTTTACTGTTACCAATCCTTTCTCTAAGGTTGGAGCAGATAATAAGGCAGCTGAAATATATTTCTGTGCGTCAAATTCCCCTGCGTAAGTTGATGTTACTGTTGCTGTTGGCATAATTTTTTAATTAAATAGTTTATTATAAATTTTAGACTCTAATGATTCATTGTTCGCTTTAGGAACGTGAAAATTTTGTTTCTTCTCTACTTCCAATTCTGGAGAATGAGCAATCTCTTCAACTGCTAATTCAACTTCTTCTTCTTTAGATTTAGAAAGTTCTTGAGGTACTTCTTTTTCAGTAATGGATTCTTTTTGCCAAGCAACAAGTAAGTCCATAAACTTCTTTTTCATTTCCTCTAATTCTAACTTCGTTGCGTACTCTACCGTTTGTACAGGTGCAGCCTCAACAGGTGCTTCCTCCTTTACAGGCTCTTCCGCTAATTCCGTTTGTTCAACCACTTCTTCTACTACTTCCTCCACTACAACTTCCACCTCTGATAACTCGGCTTCTATCTCTTTAGGAGAAAATACTTCTTGAAGTTTTTGTAAAACATCTTTTGTATTCATAATTATTGGGTTTATTTATAATATAATAACAAATTCGTTTAAATTCCGTTTCATTTTACAACTTCATTCTAATTTCGCCAGTTGCAGTTACATATAAATACCCACTTGGATAACCTGCCACTACTGCTGCTGCTTCGTCTGCAAAAGATGCGTATGTTGTCATCAATGGACTAGGTTTAGTAAATACTACAAAGTCATCAACTGCATCTAAATTAGCTACTTTCCGCAACGTTATAGACATACCATTCTTAAGTATAGGATCTATAAACGTGACCGCTCCTAAGTTGTCTCCAAAATTAATACCTTGTCTCATATCCATTACATAATTTGGATTACCCTGCATATCAAATTCACAATTTTCTAATACAGTTGTTCCCAAGTGATTAATATCAAATAATTTCTGACTTGCGATATAATTATATGCAAAGGCTTGTTCTATTTTAAATTTGTGATTTTTTAAATAATAACTAACATTCTTTTCTGCTGTTGACCATAGGGCAAAACCATTATTAGTCATAGGATAACCATCAGCTTCTAAGAGATTGAATTCAGAATCTATATATGTAATTAAAGGTGTTGGACTAATAATCGTGGATTCGTATTGATTCAAATCTTCCTCAACCCAACTATTAACAATTAGGTTTTCTCTTGTGTAATCTACGGGGAAACCATAGTTAAACTCTACTGGTATATCAATTCTGCAATTTGTAGTGCCTAATCTAAACCATCCATTTCCGCTAGAAAAATCCCTGCTGTCTACCGATGGAAGCATACCTGTGACAGTATTACCTGTAAACACACCACCTATATCTAACGTTTGTGTTTGTCTTAAAAACAACCTGTTAACTGTTAAACCAAGTTTTACAGAATTGGTAATCATATTGTTTGAACTTGATTGCGTGTCGTTTTTCCATTCAGAAACATCATTAAAAACAAATTCATTGTCTATAAATGAAGCTGCGTTAAAACTTTCTTTAAAATAGTAAGAACTGTTGTCTAAATCATATCTGAATACATTATTCTTAAATACAGATGGATTACCAACTCTAGAATTACTCGTGTTTTCGTAAAGTGCTATATTTCTGAAAAGGTTTTGTTCAATCGATTCACCTGTTCCTTCATAATCTACTCTACCAAATATGAACTTATTTTCAAACATTCTTGTTCTCCTACTAATACCAGTACCACAGTTATAAAGCGTGTTGTTGTAAACTTCGACATTGTACCCATTAGTAGTTATACCTGCTTGCCATTCATTAGTTGGTGCAGCACTTAAATCTAGTGTTTCAGCACCTATCACGTTACCACTTATAAATACATTCTCAGCGTTTTTAATGGAAATACCACCCCAACAGTTAAAGATACGGTTGTTTGTAATTCTTAAGTTTTGTTTAATTCGTCCTCCATCTTCCCAGTTAATTGCATACCCAGGACCTGCGGGTAAACCTCCAATATTGGCTAGTATGTTATTATCAATCTCGTAGTCTGAACCACCATTAGAGTATGCTTCACGACCACAGAACATTATTTTGGAATTATACAAACCACCACCGAATGAGTGTAAAGATGGTCTTAAATTAATTTCAATTTCAGCAGTATCACCACCAAAATTATCAGGGTTCATTAACAAAATCTTACATTTAACATAACTTTCTTCTGGAATATATACCCTAGAAAACCACGTTAAAGGTTGTGTTTTCCATAAAAAATTATCATTTGTGTCATAGTATAATACCCAAAAATAAGGATTAGCAGAACCACCCCACGAACCAAAAGCACTACCCGTTAGCATCATAAATCTTTGTACTCCTACCGATGTAATGTTATCAAATTGACCACCTTCTAAGGTTAGAAATGATGTTGAATACACAAAGTCTGTGTTAGCAGCATCTACCACACCAAATTCGTCAATATATCCAACACTTATTAAGCTATCTGTTGCAGCGTCTATTTTGTTTGTTCCATCTATTTGATTCATAAATTGAGAATCTCCCGTGCCATAGATACCATCACCATAAAACCCAAAAATGTTCACACCATTTTCAGTACAATTAACGCTCATAGAGTGCTTGACAATACAGTGATTATTTTCACTTTTTCCGTTTTGATTCGTATAAATATGAACTCCTAATGGTGTTTTATAATCTCCTAAAAAACGCCCACCAGTTCCTATTATGTGAGAGTTTCGTGTGTACCAAGTTGAGAGCAGATGTGATTTTTCTAAGTCGTGAGAAAATAATTGAATATCTCCTTGTATATAAACGTTATGTCCATTTGTCTTATCACCTATGCACCACCCTGATGGTCTGTATGTTATACCTGCTGCAACAAATACAGATTTTGTTGTCATAGTTTTACCGCTAGAACCAATCGTTAAATTAGAACCATTAATCTGATTCATCATTCTTAATGCTTGGTCTACCAAGTTGAAATCATCACTACCATATATGTAATTAGTACTTGATGTTGTATTATCTGCTGCATCGGCTAATTCAATAGTAGTGGCATTTGTTACACTTGCAATAGTTGAAGATAATACATAATTAATAGATTGCCCTACATTAGCGTTAACACCTGCATCAATTACTGTTATAGTTTTCCCAACATCATTAGACGTAAATGATGCTGTTGCATCAGTAAAAGTTGTTGCACCTGCCGATATATTACCACTACCCATTTTAAGTAATCCATCTTCACGAACTCCAAACATTTTAGTTGTTAGTTCAGTTGGTGGATTCCATACCCCATCCAATTGACTTACTTCGTCTAACTGAAAATAAACCTGTTTAGTAGTTAGACCATCAAACGAAGTGTTATCTCCTGTTATATTAAATCCATTTAAAATAATTTTACCTGTTGAAAAGTAAAGAGTTGAATCACTAGGTACTACATAATTAGCTAATAATGTAATAGGCTCTTGTATATCTATAATCTTATTAGTGCCTGTTACTGCTAGTAATTCTGCTAAACTTGTAACAACAATTATATTTGGGTTACTAGAACCGCCACCTCCGCTTGAAGATATAATAGGGTTAGCAGGGTCTGATGAATCTACGGTTACATTTGTACCCGCTACGATAGCTTGAACAACACCTGCAACACCTTGTATTCCTGGGTCTCCTTTTGATCCTGCGTTTAAGGTTACGCCACCTTGTTTTACTATTGCCATAATTTTAATTTGTTTTTTCTATTGATATATTATCTACATAAAAATGATGTCCTATTGTTGCACTTGCAAATTGAGGGTAAAATCTTAAATAAGCTGTTGCTGTTGCACTTGCTTCTACATTGAAAACATATTCGTTCCACCCTGCTGTTACTGTTACAGGGCTTGGTGTAACTACGAACCCCGCCCAATAAGCTATAATGTTAGTTCCTGTACCTGCTTTAGCCCATATTTTAATAGTATATTGGTCTCCTGCTACTACTTGAATTCGTGTTTCACCTCTTTGATTACTACCTCCTCCTGTATTAGTTATTTTAATACAATAATCTCCATTTTGTGCAACTGTCGTATCTGATTGTCCTACACCTGCTGATTCTACACTACAATTTGATATACCCCAATACCCAAAACCTGTATTAGCTGTTTTCACAGTTGCTGTTTCCGTTGTATAATCTGCTGAATCTTCAAAATCGTATAATTCTGTAAAACCAACCACCGCTTGCTTAAAAAACATTGCTTTTTTCTTGCTCATTACAAATCGTATTTATTATCAAAATAATCAAGTATTTCAGTTTGAAACCAAGTTGCAGTTCCAATCATCCCTTGAACTAAATCTAATTCTGTTTGATTATTTGTAATTACTTTAGCAATCTCTTGCTTTGCTTGTTGAAAGTTGCCTAAAATTAACCATTGATAAACAGGGGCAAACCATTTCTTTAAATCTCTCCCCTCGCCTTGCGTTAATTTATTATTAGCATCTGAATCCTTGAATCTTCTTCTCCATATTTTGCGTTCACATCTACCGTATAAATTCGCTCCTTTTTGCGTGTGTGCGTCTATTTTAGTTCTAGCTTCTGAATCTTCGTTAGTTTCTAAATTAGCATCTAATTCAATTTGAGTAAAAGCAATTACAGGGTGGGTGAATTTTTGAGTTGTTACATCAAAAAACAAATCTCCTAACTTTTCAATAGCTGTATCGTAAGTTGGTTTCACAATACTAAAAAACCCATCTGCTTCGTGAATATCAATTAAGGTTTGATACCCATCTGTTCTCTGTCCTACAAAATATGTAGGTGAATAGAAACTTTTAGGTATTAATGATAATTGTCTAATGCTTCCAACATCGTAATTTCTAAAGAAATTAGAGTTTAGGTCTTTTAATTCTTGTGTTATGGTTATTGCTATCATATCTTAATCTTTTTGTGAAATTTGAACCAACCATATATCAGTAGTTGTATTAACATATTCTATTACTATTGTATTTAATGCTGCTGTGTCATACACACCTCGTATATATGTACTCCATCCTGCGGGATATGTAGGAGCAAATGCACCATCCATATGAATAGTTATTACTTTTGTTCCGTTTGCAGGTAAATTGGTGTCACTAAATACTGTTGCTCCTGTCATAGTGTATCTGAATGTTTCTGCTACACTCCAATCAATATTCTTTGTTCCTGTAACCGCTAAATCTTCACTTACTCTATCGTTAATAGCTTTCACATTTTCAGTTGTAGCACTTACTAAACCACTATACAAAGTATTAACAGCGTTATCACCTGTATTTGTACCACTTGTATTACCTACAACAACTTTCTCTGCATCGGTTACGTAATTATCATCTGCTCCAAGAACAGGCGCATAAGTAGTACTTGCAGTTGATGGTGATAAATAATCTGTATCTGCTACTAATGGCACTTGGTAATCTGTACCTGCTACAAAGTTAGCTGCTCGATAATCATTTGCGTAAGTTGTGTTTGCTGCGTTATTATCCGAATTATCTGTTCCAACGGGGTCAAAATCTACACCGCTTACTGGTATAACTTGGTCACCTGTATTTGTATTAGTTGTGTTTCCAACAACTACCTTTTCTGCATCTGTGAAAGCATTTGTATTAGCATTATTCTCATAAGCAATTTTAACTTCGGCATCAGTCATTGTACCACCAACCGCTTCATCTCGCACTTCTTGAATAGCTGCTTGTACATCTGTTGATGCTATACTTCCATTAGGTACAAAAACTATATCGCTAGCAGTTGTTGGTGTTACCGCTCCATCGGTAATTACTACGAAATAATTAGTAGGATGTCCGCTAGGAAAATCAATGTCATACTCAGCTTGAGTGCCACCCCAATAAACTGGCGAAATATTACTATTAGTATCTACTTTAAATACTTGACTTTCTATAAAATCATATAAAGCGTTTTGACTTGGAGCAACTCCTATAACTCCATCCCAACTAATAGAATATGCTGCATCACTTACACCACCACTACCACCCAAAGCAACGATAGCTTGTTTAACACGTTCAGCAGTCCATATACGCTCTGTTGTTGCTGTACCTGCTTCTGCTTCAACCTGACTAACTACATCAGGATTTGCTTCTTCTGTTGTTACGCCAACTTTAGCATTGTTAGTTGTTATGTCACTTGCTTGTTGTACAGTAATACCTACTTTAGCAGTATTCGCATTTATAATAGGGTCATATGTAGATGATAACATATCACCACCGCCAAGACCTGCTATATCGTCTTGAGTCATTAACTTATTAACTCCCGTAACAGGCGATAAAGTATCTGCATCTTTTAATACATCAGCATCATTATAAATAGTATCAGTATCAGTAAATACCGCATCACTAGGTACTGCTTTCTCAACTAATGGGTGTGCTATGTTAGTTTCTTTAGCAGTATTCAAATCAATAGCTGCTTGTTTCGCAACTAAGTCATCTGCTATGTCTACTAGGTTTGTTCCTACTCTTGTTGCTGTATTCGCTCCCGTAGTTGTTTCATCTCTGATTACTACTGCGTCTGTTTTTATACTCATAATTCTTTAGTTGAATGTTGTGTCAAATGTTTCATCAAATATATCAAGTAACACCTCTTCTTTTGGTAATGCTACTGTTCTACCTATACCGTGTTTCCAATAGTAAGGTTGTTTGTCACACTTACATAAGTGTTCTGCTAAATATCTGTTTTTGCATAAGCAATAGAAACTCTTAGGCATCTTTTAATATTTCTTTAATTTGTTCTAACCAACTTACTTCTTGTTCGGTTAGTTTATCTTCAAGTACTTCTTTATTCATCTCTAATTTATCACTAAAGAATCCTTCAATACTGAAACCTTTTACTCTCTTAGTTTTAACAAACTCTTCCCAAATCTCATCGTTGTTTACCTTGACAGAAACCATCCACGCTCCAAC